GAGTTTGCTGACTGGAATGGTTCGACAGGTATGCACTTGCCTATGCCTGCATGGGTCGTAAAAAGAGCAAAAAGCCTGTTGACTTCTAAGGCAAAGTAGGTTATATATAGTATATCAGTTGTTGACAATCAACAATAAAGGCGGAAAGACCGGGGTTCGACTCCCCGCACCTCCACCATCTGATGTGGTATTGGTTCATCCCATGATCGCCCGCAAAGGTTCCACATCAGTTGACGGGGGTGACCATGGAATTCGATTTTCGTGTAATAGGGCGGTTCGAGACTGATTGATTGGCAAAGTGCCACTAAACGTAAATGCAAACGATAACAACGCATATGAAGGTCTTGCACTAGCTGCATGATTTTTCGGGGCCTGGTGGGAGCCTAGCAACAGAATCCCACCACAAGATGAACCGTGCATATAGTACGGTGAATGGATTGTACGGTATCCTCAGTAAACATAAATACTAGGTTACCAAGGAGGCTTACACCCTCCATTGACTCTTACACAAAGCTTCAAGTCAAAGTTGGCTAAGAAAGCGGTAGGTTTCGATCTACCACCGACGAAAACAATAATGATTTTGCATTTCCAGTAAGAGGGAAATGGATGGAAGATACCTTCGGTATTACATTTTGTATCTTCTCATAGCAGTAATGATAGTTGGGGTTGAGATACCCCTGTAACTCTATCACTATTAGCCGAAGTCATTTGACTAAAGAGGTACAAATGAAACTGTTTGTAAACAGAAAAGACTTTCCATATCTACGTTGGGCCGAAGGCTTCATGATTGGCGTAATAGCTGTTACAGGTGTAGCGCTAGCGACTCCAGTCAAAGAACCTGAGGTTAAGATCGTAAAGGTCCCACAGATAGTAGAGAAAGAAGTAGTAGTAAAACAAGCTGTCTATCTAAACAAGCACGATAAGCAGCAGATCCAATGCATGGCAGAGAATACATACTTCGAAGCTGGGCATGAACCTAAGAAGGGTAAGATTGCAGTCAACAATGTTGTACTCAATCGAGCCAAAGACAAAAGATTCCCAAAGACACCATGTGGGGTTATCAATCAGAGAACCGCGCGCGTATGCCAGTTTTCATGGAAGTGTGAGGGAGGAAAGCGCATTGGCGATATGGCTGCCTATAGGAAGTCACTAGCAGTCGCCGAGAACGTGTACTTGGGTAATTACGGAGACGTAACCGGAGGTGCAAAGTTCTATCACGCAGATTATGTCAGCCCATCATGGGGCCGCGTGTTTGACAGAACAGTTAAAATTGGTGCTCATATTTTTTATAGAGGATAGATTATGATCAAGAAGCTGCTACCGCAATCGTTTTATGCGGACATCGAATCCCTTGTGGTAGAGCGTGGACTAGAGTATATCGACGCAGTGGTTCATTACTGTGAGACAAATGGTCTAGAAGTAGAGACTGCTGCGTCGATTATAAAGAGCAACGCCAAGTTAAAGGCAATGCTACAAAATGAAGGTGAGGCATTAAACATGTTGCCTAAAACGGCAAGATTGCCTATATAAATAAGACCACATTATGAACTAATGGTGGATACGAAAATATACAAACATACGAAACATACTAAACATACGGAGAATACATATGACAAGTTCTTTTGCAGACCTTAAGCGCGGTGCTGGTGCTAACCTGGATCGCCTCACCAATGAGCTAGAAAAGCTCAACAAGCCACAAGCTGGCAATAGCGGTCCGGATGACCGTTTCTGGAAAATTACAGAAGATAAGGTTGGTAACGGCTATGCTGTTATTCGCTTCCTTCCTGCTCCTCCTAAAGAGGACCTTCCGTTCGTACACATGTGGTCACACGCCTTCCAGGGCCAAGGTGGCTGGTACATCGAAAACTGTCTCTCGACACTCGGTAACCCCGATCCTGTTATGGAGATGAACTCACAGCTCTGGAACTCTGGCATTGATGCTAATAAGGATCTTGCCCGTAAGCAGAAGCGTCAGCTCGCTTACTACTCGAACATCTACGTAGTCAAGGACTCTGCAAAGCCAGAGAACGAAGGCAAGGTGTTCCTCTTCAAGTACGGTAAGAAGATCTTTGACATGATCAACGATCTGATGTCACCACAGTTTGAAGATGAGAAGCCTGTGAACCCATTCGATTTCTGGGCTGGAGCAGACTTCAAGCTCAAGATTCGTAAGGTAGAAGGCTACCGTAACTACGATAAGTCTGAGTTCTCGGATCCAGCTCCGCTCACCAATGACGATGATCGTCTGGAGCAGATCTGGCAGTCGCAATACTCATTGCAGGACATCGTATCACCTAAGAACTTCAAGTCGTATGATGAGCTTAAGGCTCGTCTCGATAAGGCTCTTGGACTGGCTACGTTGAATACGCAAGAGCGTGCTTTCAAGGCTCCTGATCAAGCCCCACCTCCAACTCTTAAGGCAGCAGCTGCACCTCAACAGAGTGTTGTGGATGATGACGATGAGGATATCGGAATGGAGTTCTTCAAGAGCTTAGCCGAAGAAGATTAAGGAGTATGGGGGCTACGGCCCCCATATTTTTATGCCGCGCCGAAGTATCCTAAGAACTGATCCATGGTTGACTTCTTTTGGGGCTTAGCAGGTCTTTTACCTGGACCAGGAACCGGTACAACGCGACCAGGCGTACCACGTGATGTACTTGTAGAGCGCACCTGAGGCTTTTGCTTCTTTTTATCAATAGCTACTTGCTGGGCGCTTTCAGCCAACTGTGAGTTAGGTTTAACCGTTGGCTTTTGACCTGGCTTGAGACTTTGTTCATTACCCGGTTCGGTAGCAGCTGGATCAGGTTTAACAACCGTAGAGATTCCAAGGAATCTAAGTGGGTCGATTGGTGTTCCACCCTTTATCAGCTCGAAGTGAAGGTGAAGACCGGAACTAGTACCAGCCCCTGGCATACCTTTAGCACCACCCATTCGAGCTATTTGCTCACCCTTTTGAACCTGCTTACCTTCGAAGGTAGTATAGGACATAAGGTGACCGTAGCGGGTTTCCATTCCCTTTCCGTGGTTGATCTTGATGAAGTTACCATAGCCTTTATACGGGCGCGCCATTTCAACAATACCTGGCGCAGCAGCATAAATGGGATCTCCTGCAACCCCTCTTCTTTTAGCACCAAAGTCAACACCTCTATGGTTAGAGGATCCTTTACCGCCAGTGCCTTCCGGAATCCTACGTGGACCGAATCCACTGGTAACACGAACCGAAGCCACAGGCATGATAAAGTTACCTATGCCTTGTATTGCACTGGTTGCTGCTTCGTATACGGCACCACCAAAAGAGCTAGCAGCGCCTGTGGCTAGGTTACCAAGAGCTCTGAACCCTGTACCAACTTGAGAAGGCCCTAGACCAGCCGCTTGGCGCTTTTTGCTTAGATGCCTACCAAGATCCCCAACGGTAATAACACCGTCACGGTTATAATCGAGACCAGCGTTCGATGTATACCATTTAGGGTTGACTTTACCTGCATCGTTCGGTCCATTAGGGCGAGCGATAACAAAATTCTCAGACTTTCTATTATAAGCTGGAAGGAACACTGTGGCGTATAGCTGGCTGGCAGACGCTCCTTTCGGTAGCTTATTCATCGCAAAGAACTTATCAACAAGGGCAAGCTGTTGGACTCTGTTCATTTTATAGATGGCAGCTGTCGATGTGCCCATACCACGAGCAGTCGTAGGCATGAACTGAATCAGACCTGTAGCACCACCATTAGGATTCACCGCTTGAGGGTTAACGCCTGATTCAGAATACATTAGACCTAACAGGTCGCCGGCATCAATATCATACTTCTGTGCAAGCTGATTAACACCAGAAATAAAAGGAGCGTCCTTCGCCCACTCACCCTTTACTCCACCAACGTTTGCTTCTTGGAAGCCCACGCCGCTACCGAAACCAAACATACCAGCAAGATCTTGGGCACCACCGGATAAGAAACTTCCCAGCTGGCTACCGAGACTTGCAAGTTTAGCCAAGAAGCCACCCATAAAGGATGTTACGTTTCTATACGTATCCCCAATGAAGGATGAAACATTGTTCGTCCATTCATTGCCTTGCTTAGACATAGTTTTAGTAGGCTCAGCCTTTCTGACAGGCACAGCCTGAGCTTTAGCAGCTTTTGTTGCTGCTTTGATAAGCTGGTCGTCTTGCTTGGCTCTGGTTTCTTTTTT